TTGGTCGTTGTCTTCATCTGTTAATTTTCTTTCTTTCCAGGTTTTACCAATTTGCCTATCACTTTCTGGTTTAAAATAATCTTTAATCCATTCTAAAGTTTTATATGTATTTTCACTATTTTGTAAATTAAAAACTCTATAATGATTAATCCGCCATTTAATTTGGACTAATGAAATATTATTAAAAAATCCCCAACATCCAAATTTGCCTGCTTGTGATAAAATGCGAACTGATGGGTCTGATGCAATTTTATTGTCTGGTATGTCGGCACCATGACCTATTATAAATAATGTAATTTTTGATTTTGGTTTTGATTCTGCAATTCCTCCTCCTCCTCCACCTTCAGACATTATATATTTTACATAGAAACCCTTTTAAAAAACTCATTCACTTGGTCATGGTCCGCACCTATCACCGAGTTGTCCGGAATATAACTCAAATTACCCTGTTTGAAATGCAAGATTGCCGGGATTCCGGAGATCTGGCGACGCGACTTGAATGCACCATACAGGTCAAATGAATCATCCACGTCGATTGCTATGCATTGGTTTATTGGACTCTGACTAAGAAAGTCGAACCATTTGCCTACATGCGCCTCGATACGCTTGCACGGTCCGCACCATGTAGCGCCGAATTTAATAATTATGTTGCCGGTGTTTTGCTTAAGGAGTTCTTCGAACTGGGGTCTGGTCAATTCGCGTTCATATGCTAGTGTTGCGCTAACATCTGCTGCGGGCACAACTTTTGTGTGAGGATTACTGAATTGCATCTGTGTCGATTCCTAAATATAATGATTGTGCAGATTTTGGTTTGGACATGTGGACGAATTATAGGTGGAATCTACGATTCTACGATTCTGCGATTCTTCAATTCTCCTCTATCAACTCGTCATTCACCATATTTTTTTATATCCATTTCTGTATTATGTCACACAATTTAGACATCAACACCTACTCTTTAGAAGAAATGTTCGGTCTGTTTGACCTGACATACGATTTGACCGAGGAATCCATGCGCGCTGCCAAAAAAAAGGTCCTCATGATTCACCCCGACAAATCGAAATTGTCCTCCGAATATTTCCTGTTTTACAAGCAAGCATACGAAATTATCCTCGACATTTATAAGCAGAAAAATCGCATCCAAAACGCGCCTCTATCGGCAACGGTTTACAACCCGGAAGTGTCCAAAGGAAAAGGAATCGGCAATTCACAAGATGTCATAAATGGCAATAGCAATAAATTCAATGTCAAAGATGCTGAAAAGGGAGGCAAATTCAATGACAAATTCAATGAACTGTATGAAACCAATATGGCGAAAAAGACGGACCCCAGCAAACATGACTGGTTTAGACAGGAGACAACACAAGATGATTTCACGGGGCGTGGCATAAATTCCAAAAATATGGGCGAGGCGCTAGAGGAAATTAAGCAAAAGCAAAGTTCCAACCAAATGTCCGTCTACAATGGGGTCCGGGAAATCCGACAAGTGGGATTTGGCACCAGTTATTACGAGGACCAGGATGAAGGCAACAATGATTCCTATGTGGAATGCGACATATTTAGCAAATTGAAATTCGACGATTTGCGAAAAGTGCATCGCGACCAGACTGTATTTGCCGTTTCGGAGAAGGATTTTTCCAAGGTGCCGCAATATAAATCCGTGGACCAATACATGAATGTGCGCGAGCAAAATAAGGGCGCAGCAATGTCTAAGGAAGAATCCAATGGAGTTCTGGAACGACAGCAACGCGAATATGAGCGCGCCATGATGCAGAAACAGCAGCGGGACCTGTTGTTACAGAGGGAATACGAGGCAAAACAGAAGGCAGTTCAGGCAGCATTTATGCGAATTGGGAACATGTAATTATGTGCATTGGGAACATGTAATTATGTGCATTGGGAATAGGAACTAATAAAATCATTTTTCACCTTTTAACATTCTAAATGCCTTCGGCATCTTTGAATGTTATTAGGCAACGTTACTAAGCATGCCACCAAATGTGGCATGTAAAGTCGCATCCACAGGATGCTTTATAACCGATAAATTACCTTTTATATATCAATAATTCTGCCAAAGGCAGAATTATCGAATGAAAATCGGCATTTTAAAGGTTAAAAGGTCTATAATACTATATATTAGAAAATGTTGCTTTCGACAGGCAAAACAAATGCAGCAACACCAATTAATAGTGCTGTTGGAATAGGTGAAACAAGGGCGCTGCAGGCACATCTAGGAAACAATTTGGCATCGGCAACAACATTGGTTTTGGGTAATTCTAATACTGTATTGGACACAGTGAGAACCGGTGATTGGAAGTTCTATGTGGCGTCTTCTACGAGTATAGCATCAGTAACGGGTGCGAGTGCTTCCAGCGAATGGACTGGGGGGTCGTTACTTTCTTACAATGAAATTGATTATTACATGTTTTACCCTTTTAACACAAATACAGTGTCTGGAAACACGCTACTAAACAATGCAACCAACTCATATGATGCCACTCTTTATGGAGGGGCATCAATTATTAATACAGTTCCATCGCCGGCAGCACAACCTCCAGCAACTGGGTCGGGATACCTTGAGATGAATGTCGGTGCTGGACAATATGCACAATTAAATCAGTCGGTTTCATTGAGTCAATCAGGATCAACTATTTCAGTTTGGTTCAGATGGACTAATAATATTACAAATGCTCCAGTATTTCAATATGGAAATGGCAATGATTTTATAATGATATATATGTCGGGACGAGACTGGTGTATAATTGCATGGAAAATTGGAGCAAATCAAGGGCAGCAATATGCTTTTAATTCAGGAACTATTTCAGCATCCGTAGGCACTTGGGTTCATGTTGCAGTTCAAAGTTCAACTGGAAATGTTTATGCAAATGGTATATTGTATGTAAGTGCTTCTGGATTCAGTTCAATGTCGCAACCAACCTATTTTTATTTTGGAAATTATAATCCAGTAACAAGCAATATTGCAAATGTAACGGCAGACTTTTCAGTCAAAGCAGGAACCATTTCTATGGACAATTTTGTCATTTACAATAAAACTTTAACTGCTCAAGAAATTGGAGCACTTTATGCAAAATCAGACATTTATTACACATTTGACAGCGATTCTGTGTCTGGAATCAATGTTGGAAACAAAGCAAGTGGAACATACGTAAATGATGCGACTCTTGTAAATAGCGCCTCTATTGGAACAACCAATCCATCTTCTGCACCAACATCAGGAACAGGACATTTACAATTGACATCTGCCAACAATATTGCCACAAATCAATATGTCCAATTGACATTTCAACCATCTTTTTTGTATCTAAAAAATACATTTTCGGTTTCGTTTTGGGCGAGGTCAAACAGTTCATTGGGTAGTTCAGCAAAAAATAATTTCTTTGATTTTGCAAACAGCATTGCTGCTTCAGAAAATGCGAATTATTCCTTTTCCATGTATTTGCAATCAAATAATATTCGAGGAAAAATATCCCATGGCGCCTCTGGAATTGCTGCCAACGATTATGTGATGTACACAGATTCCAGTATTTTAACAGATAATGTGTGGCGCCATTATGTGTGGACGGTTCAAGGTGACCAAGGACAAACTGTTGAATGGAAATTTTATGTTAATTCAGTTTTAGTATACACAAAAACTGGTGGTTTTGTTGGTGGTGGTGGAACGCCAACTGATTATGTTGGTGGAATAGGGGGGATTAATTACACAAATTCTTTTATTGGTAGAGATGCCGGTAGTTGGCAAACTTCATCTTTCACAGGTGCCATCGATGAGTTCAGATGGTACAAAAGCAGAGTGATTGGACAAAGTGAAGTGTCTAATTTATATGCCACACAAGTATCCGTTGGAAAATTTCAAAACCCGTCTGGTGGCAATCCCACGTGGATTGCAAAACCTTCTGTTGCAGTGGATTCAACCGAGACCTTATATACTGTGAAGTCCAATGAAATTGCCCTAGCACCTGGAGTAAACAGCACCTACGCAGTTTGGACTGCGCCCAAATCAACTAATATCCGCATTGACGTCTCTTTTGCGGATTATAATAGCAGGTCCACAGGTGTCGGATTTCAAATGTTCAAGATTAACAGTGATAATACATTCGGGTCTGTGATTTTTCCCAGGACTGTTACTTCAACCGCGCTCACAAACGCAAACCCGACTAATTATCTCTCGGTGCCATCAAGAACCATCTCGGTTGCCACGGGAGACAAGATCTATTATCGCATCGATGCCAATGGCAATACAACGGCAGCAAGTTCAGTATTAGCAACTGCCATTTACACGGACCCCAATCAGGATTTGAAACAATTCAAATATTTGCAAGCACACCTGGGAAATAACATTGCATCAACATCTTTTGTGGCAGGTAACGCCAATGTGGTCAATGATACGCTGGGAACAGGCAATTGGAAGTTCTATGTTGCTGGCAACACCAGTATAGCATCAATCACTGGGTCGAGTGCTTCGAGTGAATGGACTAGTGGGTCTTTGCTTTCTTATGCAGTGCCATCCACCCCGCCAACAAATTATTCTATTTTTTATCCATTTGATAGTGATTCCTTTTCCGGAACCAATGTTGGAAATAAAGCAACCGGTTCATATGTAAATGATGCGATTCTAACAAATGGCGCGACAATATCAACATCACAATATAAATATGGCACTGCATCATTGTATCTAAACAACCCAACAGCAACTGGTTCTGCTGCTCAGAATCTAAAATTGCCAACTTTCACAATCTCACAAAGCACAGGATTTTCGGTTTCTTTTTGGACATATAGTGTTATGCCTACATTAGAAACAACATTTTTATTTGATTTTTCATCAGTAGTTGGGGGAGGGAACAACATGATGTTGAATTCGACAAGTGCAAATTCATATGCATTTTATTCAAATTATACAAGTTCCTCTGCAGCAGTTAACACATCAACTGGTGTATTGAAATTAAATCAATGGAGTCATGTTTGCATAACAATTAGCACAACTAACTTCACAACAATATATGTAGATTCAGTTTCAGTTTATTCCGGAACTCCTGTTGGAAATGCTTTTGCTGGACCTGCAAAAGCAGGAGCAATGCTAGGTGCAACATATTTTGGGTCTAAAGGTTTAAATGGATACGTTGATGATTTTAAAATTTATAATACAGAACTTACATCAGGAAATGTTTCTGCTTTGTACACAGGTCCATCGCCAGCAAGCATCAAAGACATCACATCAGGCGTCACATGGTTAACTGTACCCGCGACAGCAGTAGATGCCAATGAAACCAGTTACACTGTGAAGTCCAATGAAATTGCATTAGCACCTGGCACCAACAGTACCTATGCCGTCTGGACTGCCACGAAATCCACCAATTTAAAAATCGACGTCTCCTTCGCGGATTATCACACTCGGTCTTCAGGTGTCGGTTTCCAAATGTTCAAGATTAAAGCAAACAATACATTTGATTCTGTTTTGTTCCCTCGCACGGTTACCACTGCCGCACTCACCAACGTAGCACCAAACAATTACTTGTCCGTGCCCACAATTACCACAACCGTGAATGTAGGAGACAAATTGTATTATCGCATAGATGGTAATGGTAATGCTATAGCAGCAAGTTCTGTGCTTGCAACTGCCATTTATACGGATGATGTTTCGGTTGCCAGCAATCCTGTGGAAAACAGATTGCTGCAGGCACAATTGGCAACCAATATGAATTCCACAACCATTGTTTTTGGGAATTCTAATTCCATCTTGGACACGGTGGGAACCGGCGATTGGAAGTTCTATGTGGCGGGAAATACAAGTGTTGCATCAATTACGAGTTCAAGTGCTTCCAGTGAATGGAGTTCAGGGTCTATACTCGGCGCGCAATATGCATTTGACGGAATTCTCATGAATGGCGCCACAATAGTTGTTGACGCGGGGTCAAGAGTTCCCGGAAATCCATATTTAAAAATACTTAACTCCTTTGCCACTTCGCCAGAAAATACAAAATATGCCAAATTCTCTCCTGTTTCAATACCTAGCGGAGGAATGTCATTTTCCATGTGGGTTAAACACACAATTATTTCAGCAGGTTATGCAGTATTTTTTGTTAATATAAGAAAATCTGGTCTAAATGAAATATTTCTTGCTTTAACTCAGAGCAATGTGCTATGTGCTCAGACAAGCGGTTCATTAATAACAGTTCCAGGTTATGGTGGAACAATTACAAATGGAAATTGGCATCACCTTGTTTGGACTATAAGTGCGTCCGGTTTGTATAAATTTTATTTGGATAATTCATTGATATCAACAAATCAATCTGGTCATCCTGGTGCGGGACTTAGAGATTTTTATAACATTGGGTCATATGGTGATACTGGTGATGTTAATTATGCAATTAATGGTGGAGTTGATAATTTCAATTTTTTTACTCGCGAACTGACTGCATCAGAAGTTACTGCGGAATACAATAATACTGCTTCAACCATGCCTTTTATGTTGATGACGGATTCTGGGTCAGCACCAAAATGGACAATTAAACCGGCAACCCTTGTTGATGCATCTGAGACAAATTATACTGTGAAATCCAATGAGATTGCATTAGCACCTGGAACCAACAGCACCTATGCAGTGTGGACTTCACCCAAAACTACCAATCTAAAGATTGATGTCTCTTTCGCGGATTATCACAGCAGGTCCGCAGGCGTCGGATTTCAAATGTTCAAGATTAATGCCGATAATACATTCGGGTCTGTCATATTCCCCAGGACTGTTACTAGTACTGCGCTCACAAACGCAAACCCAACTAATTATCTCTCGGTCCCATCAAGAACCATCTCGGTTGCCACAGGAGACAAGATCTATTACAGGGTGGACGCCAATGGAAATCCTACATCAGCAAGTTCTGTACTTGCCACCAACATTTATGTAGACCCCAATCAGGATTTGAAACAATTCAAATACTTGCAAGCACACCTGGGAAATAATTTGAGTGCTGTTTCATTTGTAGCAGGTAACGCCAATGTGGTCAATGATACGCGCGGAACAGGCAATTGGAACTTTTATGTTGCTGGCAACACCAGTATTGCGTCAGTAACGGGTGCGAGTGCTTCCAGCGAATGGACTGTCGGCAATTTGTTGTCTTACAATGCTCCTATAAATCCAGATATTCATTACACATTTGATACCAATTCTGTATCAGGAACTAGTGTTGGAAACAAAGCAAGTGGAACATACGTGTATGATGCGACCCTTGTAAATGGTGCTTCTATTGGAACAACCAATCCATCTTCTGCATTGGGAACTGGTCATTTGCAAGTGACATCTGCAAATAGCATTCCTTCAAATCAATATGTCCAATTGACATTTCAACCATCTTTTATTTCTCAAAAAAATTCATTTTCGGTTTCTTTTTGGGCGAGATCAAATAATACAACAAGTAATGCAAGATGTGATGTTTTTAATTTTTCAAAACCAGTTGCTGGTGGAACTGGTGGAAATTTTGGACATTCTATTCACATTGAAGGAAATAATTTAAATGGTTTAATATTTCATAATGCAACTGGGACAAGTTTTACTGAACGTACAATGTACACATCTCCTAGTTTGGTGTCTGATAATACATGGCGACATTATGTGTGGACGGTTCAAGGTGACCAAGGACAAACTGTTGAATGGAAATTTTATGTTAATTCCGTTTTAGTATTCACACAAACTGGTGGTTTTACTGGTGGAGCACCCAATGGAGATACATTAACATCTTGTTTTATTGGCAGAGGTGCTGCTGCATGGCACGCTGGTTCTTTTACAGGTGCCATTGATGAGTTCAGATGGTATAAAAGCAGAGTGATTGGACAAAGTGAAGTGTCGGATTTATATACATCACAAGTATCCGTTGGAAAATTTCAAAACCCGTCTGGAGGCAATCCCACGTGGATTGCCACCCCTGGAACCGTTGTTAACGCATCCGAAACTAATTATACTGTAAAATCAAACGAGATTGCTCTGACCCCTGGAACTAATAGCACCTACGCGGTCTGGACTGCTACGAAATCCACCAATTTAAAGATTGATGTCTCCTTCGCAGATTATCACACTCGGTCTTCAGGTGTCGGTTTCCAAATGTTTAAAATCAAGTCCGATAATACATTCGATTCTGTGTTGTTCCCTCGCACGGTTACAAGTGCTGCGCTCACAAATGCCGCGCCGAATAACTACTTAACCGTGCCGACCATTAACACAACAGTAAATGCAGGAGACAAATTGTATTATCGCGTGGACGCCAATGGCAACACCACATCAGCAAGTTCTGTGCTTGCAACTGCCATTTATACGGATGATGTTTCGGTTGCCAGCAATCCTGTGGAAACGAGGGTGCTGCAGGCAAACCTGGGAAATAATTTGGCATCGGCAACCCTGGTTGCAGGCAACGCCAATACTGTTTTGGACACAGTTGGAAATGGTGATTGGAAGTTTTATGTTGCTGGAAATACGAGTGTTGCATCAATCAGTTCAGCAAGTGCTTCCACTGAATGGATTACAGGCAATTTGTTGTCTTATTCTTTGCCATCAAATCCACCAGTTAATTACAACATTTATTTTCCATTTGAAACTGCCAATGTAAGTGGTTCCACAGTTGCTGACTTGGCAACCGGGTCACCTGTATATAGTGGAAATATTGTGGGAAACGCAACCATTGTGGTTGACGCTGGGTCTCGGGTTTCTGGAAAAGGGTATTTGTCTTTTCTAAACCGAATAAATACATATTTTAATTTCACACCATTCAATATTGTTAATACTGGACTTACTATTGCTTTTTGGGGCAAATTTGCATCAACCGTCCGTAACGGAGGACGATTGTTTGACATGAGAATGCCAGAATTAAGTATTCAAAGGAACGGATACGGGATTGTTATGGTTGTTCAAAATGTTGGCATTCCAATAGAATTAAGCAATGAAATTGCCAATAATCAATTTGACAATACTTGGAGACATTATGCATTTACTATTACTTATGGTGCCGGATCAACAACTGCATATGCAATATATGTCAATGGATCTGTGATGGCAACAAACCCATCATCACAATATCCCGATTTGGGTGCGCGCACCACTTATAATATTGGCACTTTTGGCAGTGTTCTTAATGATTACGGTTTGGAAGGAGGCATTGATGATTTCCAGATTTATCAACGACCTTTATCACCAGCAGAAGTTACAGCAGTTTATGTGGGTCCAAGTCCAGCATTACTTAAACACACACCAACTGGTGCAACCTGGATGCCCACCCCAGCAACTGTTGTGGATTCATCCGAGACCTCATATACTGTGAAATCAAACGAGATTGCCCTAGCACCTGGAACAAATAGCACCTACGCTGTCTGGACTGCTCCCAAATCTACTAATATCCGCATTGATGTATCTTTTGCAGATTATCACAGCAGGTCCGCGGGCGTGGGATTTCAAATGTTCAAGATTAACAATGATAATACATTTGGGTCTGTCATATTCCCCAGGACTGTTACTAGTACTGCGCTCACAAACGCAAACCCAACTAATTATCTCTCGGTTCCTTCGAGGTCCCTGTCGGTTTCAACAGGAGACAAGATTTATTATCGCATCGATGCTAATGGCAACACAACTGCAGCAAGTTCAGTGCTCGCCACAAATATTTACACATATTCGGGTAAATGGTCTTAACAATTTACAATTGTTAACAATTGCAAATTCATAACTTTTATATCATGAATAACACAATCACAAAAAAAACAAAAAGCAATGCAGCAATACAACAATAATGTATTTCTCCACAGTTTTCATCCAACACATCATTGTCCCAATTCCATTTCAAGTTCGCATCTTCTTCATTGATGTATATGTAAATTTCATCGTCTGTGTCTCTTCGCACACGCGTGGTCATTTATTGTCTTAAAATCTTAGGTCATTTATCCCTAAGTATTTTCCAACATTATCTTATAAGTAAATAAGACAATGTTTGAATCCCAATATGTGTACAAATATTTAGGCGCCATTGCCGTGCTCGGTTTTGCCAGTTATTACGGTAACCAAATCAAACAAAAGATGTCAAACAATGATGAAAATGATGAACTCATAAGAAAATATCTTCTCAACGAATCGCCCCTCTATGGCATGAACCGACCCAAGTTGTGGATACACAGCAAATACGAAATCAATGCGCGCAGTTGGAAAGACTTTCAAAGTAGGAACAGCACCGACCTGAACCAACCCTACCTCCATCAAACCATTCGGACCATCATCAACTGTTGTGGAAACGATTTCAATGTTTGCTTGATTGATGACGAAACATTTAGTAAGTTGATCCCCGATTGGGACGTGAATTTGGCAACCTTGTCGGAACCATTCAAGTCGAATTTCCGCGAGGTCGGCATGCTCCAACTCCTCTACATCTATGGAGGCGTCGTTCTGCCCAATTCATTCATCTGTATGAAGAATGTGGCGCCCCTTTACAAGGAAATGGTTAACAACAGCAGACCTTTCTTTGCCGAGGAAATCAATCATACTGTCAGAGGCAGCAGTGCATGCAATGCAGCGTTTGTGCCAGGCATGCAAGTAATGGGTGCGCAAAAGGCGTGTCCTATCATAAAGGAAATCATTGTCGAGTTGCAGAAGCGCAACAAGTCGAATCATTTCTCCAATGAAGCAAAATTCACGGGACAAACGTCACAACTGTTGCAGACGAAAATCAACGCAAATAAGGCAACAGTGGTCGATGGTAGATTGCTCGGCATAAAGACTGCGAAAGGCAAACGCATATTGTTGGACGATTTGATGAGCGAGGATTTTGTGGACCTGGACCCCCGCGCACATGGAGTCATTGTCCCTGCCGACGAGGTTTTGTCGCGGTCTAAATATCAGTGGTTGGCGTATTTATCAGTCAATGAACTGATGAAAACAAAGATGATGTTGACCAAATATTTGAAGGCGTCCATCGTGGATAATACTAATGAATATTTCTTTGGCGCGAAGGAGGTCAAAAGTGTCACGAGTATTTAATTAAAGGAACCTTTAAGGGTCCTTTGGACCCGACGGTCTCCCTTCGGGAGACTCTTTATGGGTCCTTTGGACCCGACGGTCTCCCTTCGGACCCCCTTTAAAGATCTGAAGGCATAATAAAAAAGTTGATATAGTATTTCGAATGACAAAACTTGATTTCGGATTCAAACGCAATGCTCAAATGTTTGCACACTTGTCGCACAATATTGGTGAAACTATTATAAGTGAATTCGCGGTCAAGGTAGAATACTTTTGCTGTATGATAATAGGGTCGCAACCCTTCAATAAACCCTGTATGTAAATTGTGAAACATCATTTTTCGATATGCTGTTTCATCTAAAAAATAATATTTCTCCTTTTTCAAACAGATCTGGTCCAATAAATTGTACAAGATATCTGCGGACATTACATCCTTGAATATTTGTTTCATGGTTCCCAAGGTACTACTATATGTGCAGATTTTTCTATACTTAGAATGCAACAATCTTTATCCAATGATATTGAACCGAGGTCTCCGACACCATCTTGCTCACACAACCCTTCGAGAATTCAGTGTTTTTCTTTTCTATAAATATTGTGTGTGATCCATCCATGCGATACATTGTGTGAATTTCTTTCAATTCTAGCATATGCGCAAGTGTGTTCATACAGGTTGGTATTTGGACTGGGAGTGCAACGGTTTTTATTCCGAGGTCGGCGCGCACATGACCTTCGCAAAATAACATCACATAATCCTGCATTTCTATGGGCAAAGACATTTTAAAATATATTAAATATAATACTCTTATATTTCTATATCAAAATGGACGCAGATTTACAAAAAGCAAAGACCTTGTATAATGCTATTCCGGCAGACATTCAAACGCATATTAAAGAAGAATACATTGTGCCACAATTGAACGGCAATGATCTTGTTAAAGAATTTGAAAAACAGTTGACGTCAGACGATTGTCAGTCTCTTAGATGGCAAGTGTTGCCTGAGGTTGTCAGCAAAATCATAGAGAACAAATCTGCCTTGGCGCAAATGTTTGAAAAATATGAGGACATTGGATTTAAAGAATCTTACGAGCAACATTTTATAAAAGGCGTAAATACATTTAAACAACCCGGTTGGGATCAATTGTCTAGCATGTGTGCCGAATTGACAATGCGAAAATGGCATTAAATGGCATTAAATATGGAATCTTTGTTTGCAACGTGGTCATATGCAAAAAAGATACACAATGTTCCAAATGCCATGAGGTTTGCATTTAACCACGAATTTTCACAAAAGGTTCCAAAACGTTTGCGACGATTTTCACTTCGAACCCAAGCAAAATCAGTCTTGTCACAAAAGTAATAAATCATGTTTATCAATGCAAAAAATAATGCAATGAAAATAATGCGTGTTATTTTCATTTATATTTTATACTGCCACAAAAATCTCGGCAAGATTGTTGGTGAAAAATGCCAACTCAATAGAGTCCTCATGCACTTTATGAAAAATCGTGATGTATTTGCACAAAAACGGCAAAATCTGGTATTTCATGCTCTCCTCTATGTTGGGTGTGAATTTCACAAAGTTGAAGAAATAATCCAAAATATCAATCACCGAATATCCATGATCATGAATTTCATACAGAATCTCTATCGCCTCCTTCAAATTTCCTGTTTTCAACGCGCTCACGTATTTCTCAAATTGGATGTATGAAATGTTCGAACACAGGTTGTGTGCTTTGTCAATTGTGACGGGTTCGCCCAAAATATATATCTTTTCCAGGTAGTTTATCAGGACCCGCACCGAGTCATTGCATATGTTGAGCATGAATTCACGCGATTCTCGGTCAATTTCTAAATTCTCTATTGCGATGATTTTGTCAAGTGTCGATTCCAAGTTTTTTCGCTGGGGTGCACTTATTTTCAAGATGTGGAGACGCGACTGCAAAGATTCATTCACTTTTTGAATATTTGTGCACGCCGAGATGAACTGCACATTGTTGCTGTATTTGTCGATGTAATTGCGGAACACCTGCTGACTCTGCTCATTGATGCTGTCGATGTCGTCCACCACAATGAGTTTCCGCTTGCCCCGGATATTCGACTGCGACTGGCAAAAGGTCTTCATTTCGTTGCGAAAAAACTGGATGCCCTGCTCCTTCAAATTGTTGATAAACATGATGTTGTGTTCGGGGAAATTTGCCGTCTTGTCGAGACCATAATAATTGCGGATGATGGCGTGCAACAACGAGGTTTTTCCGGAGCACTCGGCACCAATCATAATGAGATTCAAATCGTCCAACTCCATTAATGCATTGATGACTTTCAAATTGGTCTCGTCAAGAAAAAAATCGTCAATATAATATGGTTTGTATCGGTTGATGAATGTGGTTGATGATTCCATTGTGTGAATAATTGCACAATGTTTATATCTTATTTTGCGGAATTACTATATGAAAAATATGGATGTTGAGAATATATATTCTGTATGACAACCCATTATGAAGTGTTGGGCATCGACGCGAATGCCGATGAAACCGAAATCAAAAAGGCGTATCGGTCATTGTCGTTCAAACATCATCCGGACAGGTCGCAAGACCCGGATTCGAGCAACATCATGCAACGCATCAATGAGGCGTATGAAGTATTGAGAGAACCCCAGTCGAGACAACAATATGATGCCGGGTTGAACGGACACAATATGCATGCAAACCCTTTTATGGGACATATGGGAGGAATGCCAGGAATGGGAGGCATAAATATATTTGACATGTTATTTAGTCAAATGGCGGGGGGAGGCATTGGAAATATGGGAGGCATGGGAGGCATAAACATCGAAATCGTGCACAATGGCAACGGCGCAACTTTCATTCGTCGTCATATTGGAAAACCCGAGACTATTGTCAAGAATCTTAGCATCACATTGGAACAAGCGTACACAGGGTTTATGGCAACTGTTGAAATTGACCGCTGGAACATGAGACAACAGGATGGTTTGAAAATCAATGAAATAGAGTCGATACAAGTGAAGATTCCTGCCGGCGTTGAAACTGGTCAATCAATCCTGTTGGAAGGCATTGGCAACGGTGTTGAAGGCAATGATGGCAACTCTGTCAAAGGGGATGTGAAAGTTTGCGTATCTGTGCAGAGTCACGCAACCTTTATTAGACAAGGGTCCGATATTTGTTTTAAAAAAACGATGTCTCTCAAAGAGGCGTTGTGTGGAACACAATTCCAGTTTGAGCATTTGAATGGCAAAATGCTGACACTTAATGTGACAAATGCCATTATATTTCCGGGAGGCAAAAAGGTGTTTGCTGGGATGGGCATGCCTAAAATGGATGGCACTGTTGGAAACCTTATTTTGGAATTTGATGTGCAGTTTCCGACATCATTGACACAGGAACAAAAAGATGTGCTGAGTAATGTGCTTTAACAATTCCGAAGGAACCAGACCATAGTCCAATTCCAAAGAATTATTTCTTGTGTTTGGCAGTTTTCTTATTGCGTTTTCGGTCTCTGCGAGTCTTCTTTTTTTTGCCTCCGATGGTTTCCTTTTTCTCCTCTTCGGGTTTCTCCTCAGCACCCGTTCCAAACAATCCTCCTTCTTCTCCTCCCTCCTCTTT